AAAGAACATTTGGGATCTGCTAAACCAGGATCAGCTATCACGCTATTAATCGTAACCTTTCGATGTTCTCCCCTATCTATCGCTTGAGAAAATCCCACATGATCATCATTAAAGACTGTGTCTAAATCAGTAAAATTTGAAGAAAGCTTCGGCTGTGTCTGTGCTGGTTTTTCAGTATTTGTTGGTATGTTTGGATAATATACCATTTACCCCTCCTATAAAGCTAAAGTGCCACTAGTACCACATGATGAACTGTATAAGCCTGCATCATAAATAGTAGAAGCTCTCTGGGTTGATAATTGTTTTAAAGTTCTTCTTTCTACAAGGCGCATTTGTTCATCAAATATTGGTTGTATCTTAGCTACACTTTCCATGTCCAAATTATCTATAAATATCTTTCTAGCAGCGCCTAAAGCTATCAAATTCCACCACTGCCTTATCTCAGGTTGATCCCCAGCTCCTAGCTCATCAGGACTATAATAAACTGTACACCATATCTCATAAGAAATGTCAGGGACTGGATAAAACGTTAAAGCATGATTTAAGTAAAGAACAGCCCTCGGTCTCCCCTCAGCAAAAGATAACGATTGTACGGTAATTAAATTACCAGCAGGAATAGCTGCTGTAAATGTTAATCCAGCAACAGCTCCTGTTACCAAATTAATAGTACCGCCTGCCAATACATCGCCTGTAATAGTTCCAGCCGCATTACAATTTGCTACTACTGTATTACCAGCTACATCTACTGCTGTTATAAAAACACTATCATATAGAATTGGTGTATTAGAAATTGTACCAGTATAAGGACCAGCGGCTCCTGTTCCTGTTGCTAATGTCTGAGTAACAAATAAATCAGGAAAATAATTCATAAAGGACCTGATATCTTGAAAAAACTCTATCTCATAACCCGCAACATAAAATGGAGGCTCAATATTTATATATACATTTGAATCAACTAGATATGACCACTCACCAGCTGTTAATACCCTATCACCACCAGGTGTAGTCGCAACAATTGGTGAAAGTGAATTCTTTAAATCCCAAAGCTTTAAATGAGCATTTAAATCATAAACATAAAAGTCATTTATATAGTTATCAAGATCAGCATTTGATAACTGATTGGCAGAAGGCCTTCCTGTTATCCGCCTTACTTTAGCCCTTATTTGCTCTAATGTTCCTGTAACAGCCATTTTAGACTCCTATCTTACATAAATTCTTTAGATAAGAACTGAACTCTCTGAGTAAAACCACTAACAAACGTCTCTAGTGTTTTATCTCCACGACTATCCACCTTATAATCTCTTTCTTTCTTCTTAATGGAATTAATATGACGAGCTACTCCAAGCGGAATCGTATACGTTTCACCGTCTTTTAATTCATAACGTTGATATGGTTCATCTTTATACATCTTGTATACAAAAGAAAAAGTATCGCCAGGAACTTCTAAGTTCTTAAACACTCCAGTTACCATTTTGGAATCTTCTTCTTTTTGTTTTTCCAATAATTCCTTAGCCTTCTTCTTACCTTCAGCAGTCAATGATTTCTTTGTCTGCATATGATAACTCGTTACAAATGTCATTAACTTCTCCTTAATCTTAATTTAAAGATATTTATTGTTTTAGTTACCTTAAACGTTAAAAGATAGGGAAAAAGCCATTAACGGCCATTTCCCCATCAAATACTTTCATCTATTAGACTGTATAATCTCGGCTAAAAGCCATCCAGTCCATAACATTTGTATTAGCTCCAACAACTCCAGTATCCAAGTACATGCCATAATAAGCAGTGCTATCAATAGTTGAAGTTAGTTTGGTTGCCACCTCACCAGCAATCGTTACTGTAGGATGGGTTACCCCAGCAGCAGCAACAGCAGATGTTGGCCATGCAAATGCAGTCATTCCAGTTGTATCAATATCAGTCGTAATAGTATTAGCGGTAACACCAGTTACTGTTCCTTGTACTCCGTTAATTTCGGTCATACCAAAATTAGCGTCTGGACAAAAAACAGTTATCTTGTCGCCAACTAAATAATTATGAGCAACTGACACAGATATCACTGCGGCAGCAGCAGTAGATATATTCGTTACCCATCTGCGATACGGCGTGTAATATTTCGCTGGAATTACTCTGTAATCAGCATTCGTAGCTGCTGCTCCAAAACCAGATGCATCCAAATATCCAAGAGTATAACTCACACCAGCCGCAATAGCTGTAACTGTAAAGTCAATACCTGATATTTGTAACATTCCAGTTGTGTTGAACACTCTTACAATTTGCCCAACTGCTGGGTTGCCTGCATCACTAACAACAGCAGGATTAGCGTTAGTAATTGCAGTACCAGTAGCTACCAATGCTCCAGGTGTCTGATCACTTAAGTCAACGAAAGTAAACCCAGCGCCAGCAGCTGCAATAGCTGTAGCAGTAAGGGCACTTGCGCCACCTTCAGTAATACAGGTCGCCTGACCATCAGCATAACCATAGTACCACTCAGATTGAACAACAGCTGTAGGAGCTGATCCCCATAAAGATCTGTTCCTTACTACAAAGTAATCAGGCCTCTTAGGTAGTTCAATAGTAGTTGCCGCTCCTGTAGACGTAAAATGCCCCTGAGCGATCATAGCAAGCGGTGTAGACATATAATTACCTCCCTTATGCTAATGTTGCTCGTAGCATTGTCAGCCACAAGTTGTTTGTTATTCCACTACCAAATGTCATCCTAAAGCCAAGTGTCTGACGAAGCTCTGTAGGATCGTCTCCCCATCCTGGTGGATGATAAATGATGTTTGTTGTCGCACCATCAAGCTCAACTGCACAATACGCCTCTTGAGCTACAATAAACATGTTATATATGTCTGCTCCGAGAAGAGATCCAGCTGTAGTTATAGAACCACGGCTAGATAGAAAAAACCTTACGTTTCCAATACTTCCCCACTCAGAAGCAAGTCTGCTCTCATTTGGATTAGGATATTGCGCCTTGTTAATGAAACCAGCTACATTCTCAAGCTGTGGTATCATTCTTGTGTGGCATAGCCCAGCATATGAATCAGATATCGGGCCTGTTCCGAATTTATTCTCTCCTTCAATCATTTCATAAATAAATTCGGCATCGTTATCTTGCAGCGTAGCTACTACTCCGTCAAGATCCCCACGAGTTACCTCTGTAGGATTGTCTCCATTTACTCCACCTGTACAGTTAACTATACCAGCCGTTGCTTCTAATAAGTCGCGAATTAACTGGTCTTCTGTTTCCCTCATACATTGACCAAGCCTTGCCGTTTCTCCATTGAGAATCGGGTCCTGATTTACAAAACTGACTTGTTTTGTAATTACCGTGTAAGTGGAATACCACCTAGCTTTTATATCAATGTCTGTTTGGGTGTTAACTTGAGCAGGAGGGTTGTTCATCGCAGGATCGACTGGCACTGGCACAGTTTCAAATCTTGAATAGCGTCTTTGCCTAATAATATCACCGCTGTTAGCAGGGATCTTTATAGGTGTAGCCATTAAAGAGTGAATAAGTCTAGCCTGTGGAGTCGACAGCAACTTTCCAGCAAACTTTTGCTGAACTGGCGCTGGCCAGGTAGTTTGCGTAATTGACATCTAAACCTCACTATTATGAGGAATAAGACCTTGCTGCGCGCATCATTTCTGCATAAAGTTCTTTCTTTGAGGCTTCTGCCCAGGCATTAGCATCTGAAAGCGGACTTTTTTTTGGTACTGAATTCAGAGAGCCTGGACGTTTTTCATTTTCTTCTAGTTTTTTTTGCGCCTCATTTTTTCTTGTATCTTGGGATGGAACAATAAGCTTTTTTAATAGCTTATATGTTGATTCCCAAGGATTAGAAGACCCAACACATGCTTCAGCGAGACCTGGTTCCTCTTGTTCAAATTTTTCAATATTTTCTTTAGTCATTATATCATCGAAATCAGAAAACTGAGATTTTGTTTTAGCAGGCAAGGAAGCTCTTTCTTGTTTCTCAAACATTTCTTGAACTATTTTTTTAGCTTGCTTCTCGGAAAGTTTTTTGGCTTGTTGAACAGTTAAAATGTCATCCGGATCAAGCTTTTCTAGTTCTTCTTCTTCCACGGAGTGTGTAGAAACATTCTTGCTTTCCATTGCCTTCTTCAGCTCTTTGATTTCGTTCTCAAGCATCTGGTTCTTTTTTTCAAAAGATTCAGTTTTTTCTCTAAGTTTAGCAAAATTAAATTCTTTGCTTTTTTCTTTTGGCTTATCATCACCATCTACTTGAGATGGGCTAACTTCCTCAGAATTAGACTCAGGGACGGCGGTTTCCTGATCTTTTACGCCAATTTCTTCTTCTTCAGACATTTAGCCTCCTTCGGAACTGCGAATTCCTATTACGCTGAAGTATGTCATAACGCCGACAAGCGAATTTATATGCATGATAATAAAAAGTTTATTTAGCTCAAAACAAAAAGTATTTTAAATCTTTGTTACTTTAACTGCTTGTTGATTTAAATCAAGGTTATTTTCTTTTATATATTGGCGTATCCATGCAAGAAGATAAGGACTGTATTTGTCTGGATTGCGAAGAAAGGTTTTCATAGCTCCTCGTTCAGGTATTGACCAAAGAAGAATTAGCTTATCTGTCTTGTAATTATATTCAAAATAATCCATGGACTCATACATCCTATTGAGTTTTTTATCTTTGGGAAAAACAGTTATAATTAATTGAACTTCTTTCCAGTTAGATGAGTGGCGCTTTGTTTCTACCAATATATAAATTATATCTAAGTTAAATTGAGCATGGTCTTCAATAGCCTCTATGACTCTCTTTGAATACACCTTTCCCATCTCATTCGCCAAATCTCCAGCAGCAATATTAAAAGCAGGTGCATGTATTTTATCTTCGGTCTCTTTAACTATTTTAGGCTTAGACATGTGGAATACCCCTTAAATTGTTAAAAGAAGGGGGAAGGCAAAAATCTTCCCCAAGAAAATTTAACTAATCATAAATGTTATTTATATCTTGATCGGTATGTAGGCTTTGCTTTCTGAACAATATCTGATTCTGGAGCAAGCATCCCGCTTGAATATCTTGATTTATAATTACCTCGTCCCTTTTGAACGATTTTATCTTCACTTGCAAGGCCTTCTTTACTTGGCATCTTTGCTTTTGATCTCTCTCGGCGCATAATATCACCTCTCGATGTGTTTAATGTTGTTTCAACGTTCGTGCTTTAATTTGAAAGCACTTTATCAACTTGTAAGTAATACTTACAAGTTAGTTCTTTGAAGCTGTCTTATTCTTAAGTTTATCCTTCGAATATCTTCGTATAAGACCACCCTACGATCTTGAAACGAAAACACCTCGTCGGATGTCATATAATGACGTATCCCTTCCACATATTCATTTAACCTCATAATACTCTTGTCATAATCACAAATATGATCCTTGCTCTTAGATCTATTGAACTTCTCAGCTTCGTAATCCTTGTTTATATAAATAACAGTAGATGAACGAATACAACACTTGCTATACCAAAAATGACAGCAATTACAGCTATCTCTTAGCTCTATCTCACAAGGAATATCTCTTACAGTGACTGCACTCATTCTTCCTCTTCTGGTGAAGATGGCGATATATCAATTTCCAGACCTGTTATGTCTTCAATGCTATCTTCTACAAACTCTTCAAATACATTATCTTCTACGTAAACCTCACCAGCTGCCTTTACGGTATAATCTACAACAGGATTTTGATGACCTTTAATAATCCCGCAGCTAGAAAATAATAATAACACAACAAGTAACGCTAAATATTTCATAATTTTATCCCTTTTGATCCTCTGTTTCTTCTAAAACACATTTAATAGAAACTATTTCTTTATTTGTCCCTATCTCCATTGTTACCTTAATTCTTCTATTTTTATCCTCGATCAATTGGCTTAAATTTAAAGCTGACTGGATTCTGCATAAACCAGATAATTTAAATATTCTGTTTATCGTTCCAATTGTCGGAATCGATATTTCTGTTACCTTTTTACATGTATGCAGTTCTACTTCAACAAGTGCATATGCTTTGTTAATATAATAATTTGGATGGACAGCTCTAGGAGATGGATATCTCCAAACTGGTACATCCAAATTTTTGTCTGACATTATTTTGCCTTCTTCTTCTTAGCAAAACCTTTCAATACCAAGGCTAATCTAGCACGTTTTCCTAGCTTCCCCTTTTTTTTGGCGGCCTTTTTAAGTTTTTTTACTGGTATGTCTTTTTTTTCTGGAA